GAGAATTGTTGGTGGTAATGTTCTTCTCTATCTAACTGATAATGGATTAAAGGTTTATCACTTAGAAAGGTATGTCTGCAAACGTGATGATGTTGGAAATGTTTTAGAAATTATCACTAAAGAAACAGTTCATCCAAACGCTTTACCATCAGATTTCTTAGAACAGATTAAAAAGAAAGAGAACTATGACGCTGAAAATTATGATGAAGACCTAGACATTTATACATGCGTCAAAAGATATGGAGAAGATTATGTATGGCATCAGGAATGTCAAGGAGAAAAAATTCCTGGTACTGACGGTAAATCTAAAATAGATGTATCTCCTTGGATAGTATTACGCTGGACTAGAAGAGATGGAGTTGATTATGGTGATGGATATGTCACTGAGTACAAAGGAGATTTAATTAGTCTTGAGTCTTTAATGCAGGCAATCATTGAAGGAGCTGCTGCTAGTGCTAAGACTTTATTCCTTGTTAATCCTAATGGTGTAACCAGAGCTGCAACCTTAGCAAAGGCTCCTAATGGTGCTATTCGAGAAGGTAATGCTCAAGATGTTTCTGTCCTTCAAGTCAATAAAGGTGCTGACTTCCAAGTTTCTTTTTCTGCTATTCAGCGTATTGAATCAAGACTTGAATATGCCTTCCTTATGGCAAGGTCAATTCAAAGAGATGCAGAAAGAGTGACCAGTACTGAAGTACAAATAATGGCTAATGAAATAGAAAACAGTCTTGGTGGAATCTATTCAATACTGACTCAAGAGTTTCAGCTTCCTTACTTAAAGAGAAGGATGCATATGTTAGTCAGGTCAGGTAAAGCTCCTAAGCTTCCAGAGAAGATAGTTAAACCTAAGATTGTTACTGGTCTACAAGGTTTAGGTAGAGGAAATGACAGAGCTAAGTTGGTTGAATTTATTGGTACTGTCTCTCAGGCATTAGGACCAGATGTAATGAAGATGTATATGAACGTAGACGAAGCAATCAAACGTTTAGCCAACAGCATTGGAATAGATACAGCCAACCTTGTTAAGACTCAAGAACAGATACAACAAGAAATGCAAGCCCAGCAACAGCAGCAACTTATCCAACATCTTGGACCAGCTGCTTTGGGTTCTCCTTTGATGGACCCACAGAAAAACGCTCAAGCACAACAACTAACGGAGAAAACCGATGCCAACCAAGAAACAGCCTGAAGCTAAAACTGAAGCACCAAAAGAAGCAGCAGTAGCAAAAGCTATTGTTAGTCGAATTGGTGAATATGAAGACAACCCAATCCCTAAAAAGAAAGGAGAGGTAAAAACTAGAAACGGTAATACAATTACTTATAACTAACCACCCAGAGGTTTTTAATTTATGGCCACATCACAAGTCGCAACATCAGAAACTCCTCCAATGACCACGGAGGACTTAGCTAATCTTGAAAAAGATGAGAATGGTCTGATCCTTGGCAAGTTTAAATCTGTTGAAGATCTTGCTAACTCTTATAAAGAACTGCAAGGCAAACTAGGTCAGACAACAACAGAAGAAACAACAGAAACTTCTACTGAAGAAGAAACAAAAGCAGAAGAAACAAAGACAGAAGAAACTGATTTTGATGCTGCTGAACTTTATGGAGAAGGTTTAGCTAATACACTCGAAGAAGCTGGTATAGATGCTCAAGATATTTCTACTAGATGGCAAGAGTCTGGTGAAATTTCTGAAGATGACTACACCAAATTAGGAGAAGCAGGTTTTTCTAAAGGAATAGTTGATTCTTATCTTGCTGGATTAAAAGCACAAGCTGCTGGTGCAAATGAAATAGCTGAAACTCAAATAAAAGCTATTCAGGATTCAGTAGGTGGAAAAGAACAGTATGGAAAATTAACAGCTTGGGCTGTAGATAATCTTCCTTCTGATCAGGTAGAAGCCTTTAATGCTTTAACTGAATCAGGTAATGCAGCTTCTATTCAACTTGCCGTTAGCGGTATCCAATCTCAATACAACAATGCTATGGGTTCTGAACCTTCTCTAGTTACTGGTAAAGCTAGTTCATCTGGACCAACACCATATAGATCAACAGCTGAAGTACAAGCAGCAATGAAAGATCCTAGATATGGAAATGATGTGACCTATACAGAGAATGTTTACGCTCGTTTAAAAGACTCAGATGTATTCTCAACAAAGGGATAAACTGTTATTATTTAATTACTTCTAGGTTCTCTAAATATTGAAGTGCCCCTTGCGAGGGATACCACCAAAAGAAAGGATTCGCCCAGGAAGTATCTCAAGTAAATTTTTTCTCAAGGAGTAACTCATGGCTAACGCCACAGTTTCACGCCTTGGTCTGGTTAACAATAGTGGTACTGGCTACGACGCCCTTTTCTTGAAGGTGTTCAGTGGCGAGGTTCTGACTGCATTTTCTGAGAACAATGTGTTCAACGAGAGAATGCAAACTGTTAGGACTATCACTTCGGGCAAATCAGCCCAATTTCCCGTGCTGGGTACCGCAACAGCTGCGTATCACACAGTAGGTACACCGCTGGTTGGTGCTAACCAAATCAAGGCAAATGAAAAGATTATCTCAATTGATGATCTACTCATATCACAAGCTTTCATCAGTGATCTTGATGAACTCAAGAATCATTACGATGTCAGATCTACATATGCTCAAGAGCTAGGTAAAGCTTTAGCCAGACGTTATGACCAGAACGTAGCGAAAGTAATCGCTAATGCTTCTCGTGCTTCTGCTACTCTTTCCGGTGGTAATGGTGGTACTGTTCTAACTCTTGCTAACGGTAATACTGCATCTTCAGATGTTACTGGTGATGAGTTAGCAGCAGCTATCTACGACATCGCTCAAACATTTGATGAGCGTGACATTCCTCCTACAGATAGATTTGTAGTACTCCCTCCAGCGGAATACTACAAATTACCTGAGTCAGCTACTCGTACTATCGATACTGATTACAACCCAGGTGGTAATGGTTCATTTGCTTCAGGTCGTGTTCAGCAGATTGCAGGTATGCCTGTGATTATGAGCAACAACATTTCACAGGAGAACAAACCTCCAGGTGGATCTGATGCTAATGAATTAGGTGGATCTAATAACACCTATGCTGGTGACGATAGTAAGACTATTGGTTTAGTCTTCCATCGCTCAGCAGTTGGTACAGTGAAACTAATGGATATGAAAACTGAGATCTCAGGTTCTGACTACGGAATTATGTACCAGGGAACGCTACTTGTAGCGAAATACGCTCTGGGCCACGGCATCCTTAGACCAGAAGCTGCAGCTACTATCAAGCTTTCTGCTTCTTAAACCATTAAATGAAGGGTACTCATATAATGTGGGTATCCTTTCTTTCTCTAAGTTTTAGTTATGCCTAAAAAAGATTTACAAATTAAAAAAAAAGAAAGCAAAAAAAGTTTTCTTTTAAAATGGGCAGAAAAACATTTAGATATAACTAACAAAAAAGATAAAGACAAAGTTATTCAAGAACTACTCAACGGAATGTAATCCAATGCCAAAAGGAAAAGGTACTTACGGTAAGAAAAAATGACAGCAACAACAGAACTAGAAGCAGTCAACATCATGCTTGCTGCTATTGGTGAGTCTCCAGTTAATACACTGACAGGTACTCTTCCTGTTGATGTGAAATTAGCTCAAAGCACTTTGACTGAAGTTAATAAAGAAGTTCAAACTGAAGGTTGGTCTTTTAATACAGAAATAGATGTATTACTTACTAGAAATGAATTTAACAACATTGCTTTAGCAACTAACACTTTAGTTGTTGATCCTAATATTCATGATCATCCAGATGTAGATGCAATTCAAATTGGATTAAAACTATATGACAGAAAAGAACATACATATGAATTTGATGATGATCTAAAATGCACAATTGTTTATTTTCGTACCTTTGATGAAATACCTGAACCTGCTAGACGCTATATCAACATCAAAGCAGCAAGAATTTTTGTTGATCGTTTAGTCAGTGATGAAGGATTAAGAACTTACACAAAGCAAGATGAAGTAAGAGCAAGATCTATATTAATGGAAACAGATATGTCTAATGCAGATCACAATATCCTTAGAGGTGATCCCGCATTAACTAGTGTCTTTAGTACTTATTCACCAGCTAACGCTTTAATCAGGTAATCATGGCTGTCATTTCAAGAGCTATCCCTACTCTTCTTAGAGGAGTATCACAAGCTGCTGACCTAACAAAACAACCAGATCATGCAGACATACAAGAAAATGCTAATAGTTCTCCAGTACAGGGATTAATCAAACGCTCTGGAAGTCAGTACATAACTAATATCAGTAATTCAACCCTTGGTAACGTTCATATTCAAACGATTAATAGAGATGTTAGTGAAAGATATATTGCTGTTTTTAGTAATAATGATGTCAAAGTATATGACTTAGCAGGGAATGAAAAGACGGTAAATAAACCAGATGGAGTTACTTATTTAGCGACAACAAATCCAAGAAATGAAATAAAAACTGTAACTATTGCTGACTATACCTTTGTAGTTAATACAAGTATTACAGTTGCAATGGATACTGCTGTTAGTCAGGGAAGCAGTGTTGCAGCACTTGTTTTTGTTAATCAGGTAACGGCAGATACTGACTATTCAGTAACAGTAGATAGTACAACTGCTACTTATAACACAGGTACAAGTAACTTAAAAACATCAACAATAGCAGCAGATTTAAAAAGTGATTTAGATGGTGGCTTATCTGGTTTTACTGTTACTCAAAATGGACCTGTCTTATGGATAAGAAAAAATGATGGCTCTAATTTTTCAATCGATGCTACTGATTCTCAAGGTAACTCACAAATAACTTTAGTAAAAAATTCTGTTCAAACTTTTACTGATCTACCAACAACTGCACCTAATAATTTTGTTGTAGAAGTAAAAGGAGATGATACAACTAACTTTGATAATTATTACGTTAAGTTTGTCACTAATAATGGAGGAACATTTGAAGAAGGACAGTGGGAGGAATCTTTAAAAGCAGGTATTACTTATAAATTTAATTACGATAAAATGCCTCATATTCTGTTAAGACAAGCAGATGGTAATTTTAGGCTTGCTAGAGCAGATGGTGATACTTATACAATTAGCAGCGTAGATTATAAATTACCTAAATGGGGAGAACGAACTGTAGGAGATGAAGATACTGCACCTAACCCAACATTAGTTGATACAAAAATAAATAATGTATTCTTCTTTAGAAACAGATTAGGCTTTCTTGCTGAAGATAATGTTTGCATGTCAAGGGTATCTGAGTTCTTTGATTTCTACCCAGAAACTGTAACTACTATTATTGATAGTGATCCTATAGATATTGCAGCCAGTCATACAAAAGTATCTATTTTAAAACATGCAGTAACGATGGGAGAACAGTTAATTCTATTCTCTGATCAAACACAATTTATACTAGAAAGTTCTATTGCAGAAGCTTTAACACCTAAGACAGCTAACGTTACTGTTGCAACTGAATTTGAAAACAATACAGCAGCAACCCCTGTAGGAGCTGGATCTAGTATCTATTTCTTAACTAAAAAAGGATCATTTTCTGGTGTTAGAGAATATATAACCCAAGAAGATGTTAATATTAAAGATGCTGCTGATACTACAGTCCATGTGCCTAGATATATAGAAAATGGTATATTTAAAATGGCAGTTTCTACTAATGAAAATATACTAGTCTTACTAGGAGCAGATAGTCCAAACAAACTTTATGTCAATCGCTGGCTGTATGGAAATAACTTTGAAAAGGTATTAAATTCCTGGTGTACTTATACATTTAATTCTGCAAAGTCAATTAGAAATATAGATTTTATTGACACTGATTTATATTTAGTAGTTGAAGAAGCTAACGGTACAACATTAGAAAAGATTCCATTTGAAGCTGATTATAAAGAAACTAATGCTACTTTTGAATATCATTTAGATCATAAAGTAACGGAAGCAACTACAGGTGTTTCTAAAAGTTATAGCAGTTCTACTGGTCTAACTACATTTACTCTTCCTTATAGATTAAATGGAGAGATGAATATTGTTGGTAGATATTTAGGTTCAGGAGAAACAAGTACTTATGTAAATGCTCAAGGAGCAACAGTTAACTTAAAGCCTGGTCAAGTTCTACAAACTACCAATACATCAGACGGATCTACTACTACTATTACTGCTACAGGTAATTTTACTAACAGTAAGTTTATTGTTGGTGAACCATTTGAAATGCACTATAGATTTAGTCAGCAGCGATTAACTCAGGGAGAAGGTGCTGGTAGTGAATTAATTAGTGGAAGACTCCAGCTACATCATTTTTATATTAAGTATGAGGATACAGGTTTCTTTAAAGTAGAAGTAACACCTGACCATAGAGATACAAGTACACATACGTTTAGTGGAAATGTACTTGGTGCTTCTTCCAGTACGATTGGTTCTATTAATTTAGCTACAGGAATGTTCAGAGTACCTGTAATGAGTAAAGCTGATAGAGTCAATATTGATATTAAAAACAATACTTTTTTACCTACACAGTTAGCTAGTGCTGAATATGAGGCTATGTTCCATATGAGATCTAGAAGGATTTAATGGCACATCTAAGGAAATCTACCGTTTCTGATTTAAACCATGTCATTGATAACTTAAGAGTTTTGGATAAAGTTGAAGCTTATTATCAAACAGGAGAACAACCAGAAGAAGCAGTTAGAAGGACATATTTATCATCTAAAAAAGTACTAACAATTGCTGGTGATAATGATCAGCCAATGGGTTTATGTGGAGTTGTTGTTAACGGTGTTATATGGATGGTTGCTACAGAAGAATTATTTAGTACAAGAAAATATAAGATTCAATTAATAAGAGAAGGAAGAAAGTGGATAGATAATCTTTTGCAAAAGGAGAATGTCTTATATAATTGCGTATATGCAGAGAATCGTTCTGCTATTAAATGGTTAAAG